GTGAAATGGAATGCTCGCCTGTGGTTCACTCAACCTGGAGTAGTTATCGCCGACTATGCGGGTTCACCGATTTTGGAGGAGATTCCTGCTTCTGGCAAGCTGCCGACAGCCCGCACAATTGCCCTCAATGACTTGGAAGCGTATCCAGTCCTCAACACCGGATGGAACACTCTGTGCCTACCTGACGTGTCGAAAAGTGGAGCGAGGGTTATCCCCTATTTGCGTCAAGCGCTGAGCACAATACCAACCAAAGCGTGCTTAGGAGCGTCACGTTTGCTTTACGCAGCGTGGTTGTTATCCAGCGTCCAAATACAACCCATTGTCCAAGCAATTTCTGGCTTGCAGAACCGCTTTTCGAAGATAACGGCCCACGACTCGGATTTTTCTCAGCCGGCCATTGTCGAGAAGCTGCCAGCAACAGTGGCCGGTGTAGCAGCTGCCGCCGTATCGCAGGACACATTGCCGAGCTCATTAGATCCGCCCGCGCCTACGGAGCAACCAGCACCGCCGAATCACTAACGCAACTGCTACAACTTAACGCTAGTTACCCTACACCCCAGGCACTGCAGCAGATAAGCGAATTGACAAACGGCTTAGTCAATATAACCAGCGCGACTTGGCCAACCATCTTAAACTACATCGACGGACAGACAGACTCCACCACCCCAAAGCTCATCGACACTACCGACTTCGAAGCCACTTTTAGCTATAGGACCCCAGCAGACAAGGCCATCCGCCGCTTAGGATTGAAAGATATCTGGCGGACAATTTCAGACCCTACAAAGGACTTTGCTCGATACCTGACACACCTCGACCAACTTTTGGTGACAAACATCCTGATATGGTGCGAGATCTTCGGCTCTGCGAAAGCCAATGACCTAAAACGCTTGGGTGTTTTCAACTCACTCGAGCGGTTTGTGGAAACGACAACAGAACTGTCATCCAAGGTGAAGCGCATCCCGAAAATCGACCCCAACATCAAACAGGCTGTTTGCGAGTTGTATTCCTTGACTGGCTACCTTCAGAACGACATAACTGAGACTGATTGGCGATCCGAATTGAAAGCTCTGGCATCAGGCGGATATCAACACGGCAACAAAGATTGGCTAAAACAATTCACAACAGCACTTGAGCTGATAAGGACGCCGGATACCCAGCCACTGTTTCAGACATTCGAGGAATACATCGAGTCAGGCAAGTGGGTCACATCAGGGAGCTCGTCCGTCGGAAAGGTGCAATGGACTGAAGGTGACAATCATGGGAGCTTTAAGGCCAGGAAAAACATGTTGACGGAGTTGTACACGACGCAAGAACTATTGACGATGTGTGAGACTTGGGATGGGGCGCTAAATAGCAGGGGGTTTATCAAAGACGAACTCAGCAAACGTCGTTTGGCAGTAGCATCCAACATCGAGGCCTATCTATATGAGTCATATACGCTAGCGATCCTAGGCAACGGCTACAAGAACTGGAATTACATCACTCTCGACGAGAGCCCGAAGCAGCAGCACGAACGCAACAGCGGCATAGTCACTTTACTCAGGCAAGGTGCCTGGGCATTGCCATTTGACTTTAAGGGCTTCGACCACCAACCCACAACTGTTGAGATCCAGACAATCATGGCTTCGACTCTAAGCACCGTCAAAGTTCC